TTCCTGCCACGCCCCAACCCTCGGGGGCTCCCGGGCGCGGTTTCCCCACGGGGCGGGCCCCGGGGTGGTCCCCGCCCCGACCAGATCAACCCCGAGAGAGGAAGACCGAACTGTGACCGACGATAACACGGGGTCGATCAGCGCGGAGCACGCCGCGTTCCTGAAGGCTCAGGCCGTGGACATCGAACTGGCCCGCCGCCTCGGTGTGCGCTCGCTGCTCAGCCGGGACGACACCCGATCGATGGGTGACCAGTGGGTGAACTGGGCGAACTTCCCCGCCATCGCTTTCCCCTGGACGTCCGACGACGGCCGCGTGGAGTACCAGGTCCGCCCGGACAACCCGACCGAGGACAGCCGGGGCCGGGCGCGCAAGTACGTCTTCCACCGGGGCATGACCCCCGTGCTCTGGGCCGTGCGACCGAACGACTCGGCTAAGCGCCTCGTGATCATCGAAGGCACCAAGCAATCGCTGGCCGCCGCCTCGTACGCGCCGGCCAACGTCGCCGTCTACGGGATCGCCGGGTGCCGGATGTGGCAGCTGGACGGCGCGCCGATCCCGGACCTGATGGCCGTGGACGGTCACGAGGTCGTGATCATCCTGGACGCCGACACCTCCACCAACCTGGAGGTCTACAACGCCGGCCTGGAACTGGCGCGCGCCCTGGAGATGGAGGGCGCCACCAAGGTCAGTTTCGGTCAGCTCCCCGGCGCCGACAAGAACGGCCTGGACGACGTACTGGGCGCGCGACCGGAAGACCGGCGCGCCGGATACCTGGAGCGCATCATCAACACGGCCAAGCCCAAGCCCGCCGACAAGGTGCCGAGCAAGAACAAGCCGAAGGGCAAGGACCAGGAGCCCGGCGAGAAAGGGGAGGACGGACGCGTGATGATCATCGTCAACGACGACCGGCGCGACGTGATCAACGCGCTGACCGATGCGCTCCTGAAGCGCTGGAACGCCATCGAGCTGTTCAACCACGGTGGGGTCATCTCGCGCCGCAAGGGCGACGCCATGCACCCGGTGGACAAGGGCTCCTTCAACGACCTGATCCAGGAAACCGTCCGTACGGTCAGCAAGAACGAGGGCGCCAACGGCGTCACCTACTCATTCTCGTGGCCGGACCCGAACACCATGTCGGCCACCTCCAGCCGGGCCGACCGGTTCGCTCAGCTCGACCGGATCAGCCACGCGCCCTTCGTCCGTCCGGACGGCACCGTCGTGACCGAACCCGGCTACGACGAGACCACCCGGACCATGCTCATCCCGGACCCGGTCTTCGCCGGGATCGAGGTGCCTGAGAGTCCCTCCCCGACGGAGATCACGGCGGCGCGCGAGCTCATCCTGAAGGACTGGCTGGGCGACTTCCCTCTGGACTCCGACGCCGACCGGGCCAACCTCCTGGCGCTGATCGTCACGCCGGCCATCCGGGGCATGGTGCCTAAGGTCCCGCTGTGCGTGATCGACGGACTTCAGATGGGCGTCGGCAAGAACCTCCTGGCCGATCAGCTCCTCACGGTCTACACGGGCCGGGCCGCCGAGCCGATGAACTGGGTGACCGACCCCGAGGAGCTGCGTAAGCAGATCACGGCCGCGTTCCGCACCGGCACCGAGTTCTTCGTCTTCGACGAGGCACACACCCTGGAGGGCGCGCCACTGGCCCAGGCGCTGACCGCTGTCACCTGGCAGGACCGCATCCTGGGCGTCAGCACCATGGCCAACTTCCCCAACGTCATCACCTGGCTGTCGCTCGGCAACCAGGTCCAGGTCCGGGGCGACCTCAGCCGGCGGGTCTACCGCGTCGCGCTCCGGCCCAAGTACGCCAACCCGCAGGACCGCAAGGCCGAGAGCTTCCGCCACCCCGGCCAGTCCGGGCTCGACCTGGGGAGCTGGACGCGGAAGAACCGACGCGAGCTGATGACCGCCATCCTCACCCTGGTCCGCTCCTGGTTCGCGGCCGGCATGCCCCGGCCGGCCCGAGGCGTCTCGTTCGGCTCGTTCGAGGTCTGGGAGCGCATCGTCGGAGGGATCGTCGAGACCTCCGGGCTGGCTGGCTTCCTCGACAACCTCAAGGTTTGGCGCTCGGAGTCGGATTTCGACACCCAGTACTGGACCGGCCACCTGGGTTGGCTGCGGCGTGAGTTCGGCGAGATGCCGTTCCGCACGGCCGACGTCAAGGCCAAGGCGATGACCGACCCAGCCGCGTACATGGCCCCGCCCAAGCTGGACGACCCGGCGGACAAGGGGTTCGGTAAGGCCCTCGGGGAGGCGTACTCCCGGTTGCGCGGCCGCCGGTACGGCGACTTCTGGATGGAGCGCCAGGGTTCGGCCCACGGCCACATCAGCGTCTGGCAGGTGTTCGATCAGAACGACGACCTCCCGCCTCCCCCCGGCGCCGGCCCGGACATCCCGCACCCCGACGACGATCCGCCGCCGTGGAACGAGCACGCCGAGGCGCGCGGCGCGGCGCCGGAGGATCTGGACGGCGAGGGCCACGACGAGGTCCGGGGCGCGGCGGCCGTCGTGCACGGCGAGGCGCCGGGGATGCTCGGTGAGATGGAGCGGGCGCTGACCGCCGAGGGCCTGGACTCGAACGGCGAGCCGTTGTCTGACAGTGAAGTGTCAATCGAGTTCGGCCCAGCGGGCCGTAAGACAGCGGAGATCATTTACGGCGGACCGCTCCCGGCCGGCGTGGTCACGTTCGACCTGGAGACCGGCGACGCCGATGACCTCTACCGCACGCCCGGTGAGGAATACGTCCGGATCGGAGCCACGGCTATCGATGATCACCCGGTGATCCCGTTCGATGGCAACCCGTGGATGACCGAGACCGTAGCTGAGGCGGTGGCCGCCGACATCCGTCAAGGCGCGACGATCACCGGCCACAACATCATGGCGTTCGACCTCCCCGCGCTGGTGCGCGCCGGTGCGCTCACGATGGACGAGGTCCACGACCTCGTCGCCGAGGGCCGGGTCTTCGATGGCCTGCTGGCCGCGCGCTTCCTCGACCCGCCGATGGCCCGGGACAAGGGCGTGGACCAGCAGCGCAAGTACGACCTGGGCACCCTCGCGGTGACCAAGGGCTTGGGCGAGAAGTACGTCGACCTGAGCAAGCCCCTGGCCGCGAAGTACGGCGGCTGGGGGGAGATCCCGATCGACCTGGCCGACCCCGACGAACAGCGGGCGGCCGACGCCCGGTCGTTCCAGGACTACATGGTCCAGGACGTCGAACTGTCCCGCCGGCTCCACGCGCAGCTGCTCGACGAGCTCGGCGGCACCGTGCCGGACTACCTTCGGCGCGAGCACCGGGTGGCCGCCCTCGCCGCGCAGATCCGGCACAACGGTTTCCTGGTGGATCAGCCCCTGCTCACCGAACGGGTGACCGAGGTCAACGAGCGCAAGGCTCAAGCGATCGGCTGGCTCCACGACAACGCCGGGATCCCCCTGGAGGACGCCAAGGGGAAGGCCTACAAGAGCCCGCTCGCCACCAAACTGGGCAAGGAGGCGCTGGAAGCGGCGTTCAAGGCGGCCGGCGCTACCTCGTTCTGGCGGACGGGCAAGTCCGGCGACTTCGCCGTGTCGGCCGACCACATGCGCCACCTCGCGGCCGAGTACGGCCACCTCCCCCAGGTGCGCGAGATCGCCAAGAACGTCTACCGCATCGTCGGCGCCCGCTCGGTCTACCAGACCGCGCTCGATCACCTGATGCCCGACGGCCGCGTGCACCCGAAGATCGGTTTCGAGCAGGCCACCGGCCGCTGGTCGGTGACCCGGCCCGGCCTGACCGTGTTCGGCAAGCGCGGCGGCCGGCACGTGGAGCGCGACGTTTTCCTCCCCGACCCCGGGGAGGTGCTGATCTCGGTGGACCTTAGCCAGGTGGACATGCGCGCCGTCGCCGGGCTGAGCCAGGATCTCGCCTACATCGAGATGCTGAAGACCGACGACCCGCACACCGAGCTGGCCGTGGCGCTGTTCGGCGACGCCAAGTTCCGCGAGACCGCCAAGGCCATCGGCCACGGCTGGAACTACGGCGAGTCGCTGAAGCGGATCAGCATGGAGAACGAGATCGACCCGGCCGTGGTCAACCGGTTCGACCGCTCGATGTACGAGCGGTTCGGCCGGCTGGTGGAGTGGCGCGAGGAGGTCCGGGCCCAGGCCGCCAGTGGCCTGCTCCTGGACAACGGGTTCGGCCGGATGATGCGGGCCGACCCCCAGCGCGCACACACCCAGGGGCCGGCGCTGATGGGTCAGGGCGCGGCCCGTGACCTGATGATGACCGGTCTGCTCCGGCTCCCGCCGGAGATCAGGCCCATGCTCCGGGCCCAGATCCACGACGAGGTGGTTGCGAGCGTGCCTGAGGCGGACGCGGTCGAGATCGGCCGGGTCATCGTGGACGCCTTCACCTTCGAGTGGCGCGGCGTGCCGATCCTGGCCGACGTGAGCAAGGCCGGTAAGACCTGGGGTGCCTGTTACACCAAATGACCGATTTGGGGCCGCGCCATCCGGCGCGGCCCCTCCCCGAGAGGAACTGGACGATGAGTGACAACAAGGACGAAGCAAGCTTCTACGGCGGCTACCGGTCCGGCGAGGAATGGAACCCGGCGCCGATGGCCCGCTACGGCGCGGCCCCGCCTCCGCCGCAGGCCCGGCCGATAGTCAGCCCCGGCCCGGCGCCGTGGGCGGCCCACCCGTACGACGGGCGGCCGAACAGCACGGTGGCGGTCTGGGCACTGGTCACCGGCGTAGTCGGCATCCTGGCCGGCTGGTGCATGTTCGGCCTGCCGAGCATCGCGGCCATCATCCTGGGCCACGTCGGGCTGAGCCAGACCAAGGACGACCGGGTCAAGGGGAGGGGCATGGCCACGGCCGGGCTGGTGCTCGGCTACGTCGCCTTCATCCCCGCGATGATCTTCACCATCTGGATGGTGGTCGGCGGCGCGGCCGGCATGGTCACGCCGGTGCCTGAGCCCAGCGGCTTGACTACTTCCCCGTAGTGACTGTAAGGTCTCAGGTGTGAACGACAAGCCGATCTGCCTCGACCTCTACGGCCGTATGGGTGGCGCCGCCAAGGGCTACCAGCGTGCCGGTTTCTACGTGATCAGCATTGACAAGGATCCGCAGCCCGGTAACCCGGCCGACGAGTTCATCCAGGACGACGCGCTGGACGTTCTTCGAGTACTGGTCCAGCGGGGATGTCTCTGGGCGCCTGGCCTCGGCCAGTTCTTCCGTCCCGTCCTCGTGCACACCAGCCCACCGTGCCAGGCCAAGAACACGGCCACGGCGAGCAACCGCGCCCGGGGGATCAAGGACGACCACCCCGACCTCGTGGTGCCTACTCGTGAACTGCTGGAGAAGACCGGCCTGCCGTACGTGATCGAGCAACCGGCGGCCAGTCTGAAGGGCACGATCCGGCGCGATGTCACCTTGTGCATGGACATGTTCAAGGGCAAGTTGCCGCCACCCTGGGTGCAGAAGCATCGATCCTTCGAGCTGGGCAACTGGGACCTCGGTGGCTTCAGGCCCATCCACTCCAAGCACAAGGGCTACGTGCGCGGCCACCGGCACGGCGTGGTGCGCACGGGGCCCGGCGCGCCGTACGTGGCCGGCTACGGCAAGGGTGGCGGCAAGGCGACGGCGGCCGAGCTGCGTCACGCCATGGGCATCGACTGGATGACCGGCCGATCCACCGAGGAGGAGAACCGGTTCGATCTGTGCGAGGCCATCCCTCCGGCGTACACCGAATGGCTCGGACGTCAGTTCCTGGAGCGCCGGGGGAAGTAGGGTCCGTTCTGAGGTTGACCACCTCCCCGTAGCTACTGTAAGGTTCCGTCCCGAGAGCGAGTCCCGACCTTGAGGAGATCGACCCCGATGACTAAGTCCCGACTGGCCCGGCTGGCCGCCGTGACGGCGATAGCGGCTGTGACCATCTACCTCCTGTTGCTGACGGTGCTGCCTGAGATGGCACGCGCCACCGGCACGACCGGCGTCAGTTGCCCCGGTGTCTCCGGCTGGTACGTCAACCCGGACGAGACCGACCGCAAGCCCGAGACCAGCGTCTCCGGCATGAAGTTCGCGCCGGCCGACCTGATCCACCACGCGGCCGACGTGGCCATGGTCAACGTCAAGCCCGGCTCGTACGCCCTTGCTACGGGGAGCGACACGCCGGATCAGCCGTCGTTCTTCTCGGTCGAGGTCCGTGACACGAGCACCGGCGCGTACGGCACGCTGCGCTGGGATGTCGTCGCCAAGGAGTGGACGCTGGTCACCAACACGGCCAGCTACTCCAAGGCCGAGCCGATCGGCTTCGTCGGGATCGAGACCAAGTGGGGCAAGCTCACACCGGCCGCCCGGGTCATCTCGTTCGGGGTCGGCTACACCAAGAACCCGGCCGGCTCCAAGAACGTCACAGTCAAGTCGGTGACCTTCGCCGGGCAGACCCACTCGCTGACCTGCCTACCCCCGACCAAGCCGGTGACCACCCCGCCGACCAGCTCGCCCACGGTTACCCCGCCCACGACCACCCCGGGCGCCACCACCCCGACCACGATCCCGCCGACCAAGCCCCCGGTGACCACTCGGCCGACCACGGCGCCCACCACCCGGCCGCCGGCCACGACCCTGCCTCCGACCACCCCGCCGGCCACGAGCGCGGCACCGGAGCTGACCCCGGTCGCCAGTGGCGGTGGCGGTGGTGGTGACTCCTCGCTGCCCCTGACCGGCGCCGGTGCCGGTATCCTCGGTGGTGCCGCGCTGGCCGTCATCGGTATCGGGGGGATCCTGGTGACGGCGGCGCGACGTCGTAAGGTGAACTTCGAGGGCTGATCTCAGCTCAGGCCCTCGATGCGGCCCTCTGGCGGTTTGGAGATCATCGGAGCGCGCCGCGCCCGAGCCCCGGCCCCGATTCGGATCAAGACCTCCCCGTCTCCGATCGGACCAGCCGGGGCTCGGTGCTCTTCACTGTCAGGACTCCGAAGTCGAATGCCCCCTCGGTCCGGGATAGCATGGCGGCATGGCGAACCGAGGTAGTGGCCCTGTTCTGAACCAGGGGAACAACCCGGGTGGCGCTCGCTGGTGCGACCTGCCCGAGCACAACCGGCTGGAGTGCACCAAGAGCCGGCGCCAGGGTCGGGGTGAGTGCCACGGCCCGGCCATCCGGGGAACCGACTCGTGCAAGATCCACGCGGGGTTCAAGCGGGATGTGGCCCGGGCCCGGGGCAAGGCCACGATCACGGCCTGGTCCGCCCTGGGTCAGGCCGCTGACGGGGAGGGGGTCAACTCCTCGGCCGCCGTGCTCGGCATGCTTCAGCAGAGCTGGATGCGCGCACACCTCTACGGCCGTCTGCTTCATGACCAGGTGGTCCGTGACGGCACCGATGAGGTGGCGATCGTGGACGGCCACTCCGAGGACGTCAGCGGACTGATCGGCTACCGGTTCGGCGCCGCCGGCAAGGACGGCGCGATCTACGCCGTGTCCGAGGAGGCGCGCGCCCTGGTCGCTCTGGAGTCGGCCGAGCGTGACCGGGTGGTCAAGTACGCCAAGGTTGCTCACGACATGGGTATTTCCGACCGGATGATCAACCTGGCCGAGAAGTGGGGCGACGTCGTGGTCACCCGTCTGGTCCTGATCATCGAAGGCCTGAACCTCACGCCCGACCAGCAGGCCCTCGTACCGGCGCTGGTCCAGGCGCACCTCGGATCGATCGAGCTCGGCTCGGGCCAGTGATCAAGGACCGGCCGTGCGGCGCGTGCGCGGCGCTGGTGCCGGCCGACTCCGGGTGCGACCACTGGAAGCCGAAAACCCGGGCAGCGCATCAGGCCCGGCGCAACGGGCGCCAGTCAGCAGCTGACCGCAAGGTCGTCAACGACTTCCGCAAGACCATGGGGGAGAAGTGACCAGCATCGACCTGGCGTCCAAGTACCTGGCGCGCACGAGGCTCGACCGGTGGAAGGACTCTCCGGTCGCCTGGGCACACGATTGCCTGGCCGTGGACCTGGCCGGATACCAGGGGGAGGTATTGGATGCCCTCCCCGTTCAGCGCCGGGTGGCGGTCAAAGGGCCGCACGGATTAGGTAAAGCGGTATACACTGGTCGCATGATCCCAAGCCCACGTGGTTGGACCACGATAGCTGACGTTCTGCCTGGTGATGAGGTATTCGACGAGAATGGCAAGGTCTGCCGGGTGACCGGCAAAAGCCCGGTCTACCTCGGACCGACCTATGAGGTCGAGTTCGCCAACGGCGAGATCGAGACCGTGCACGGTGAGCACGAATGGAACGTGATCAACGTAGGCAACCGGCCGCCAGGAGTAGACGACTGGCGCGATTACTGGGCCTTTACCCGTACGATGACCACCGAGAAGATGGCGGCCGACCTGCGCACGCCGAGCGGCCAGCTCAGGTGGTCGGTGCCCGTGGCCCGACCCTTGGAGCTACCGGCCGCGCCGCTCCCCGTAGACCCTTACACCCTGGGGATGTGGCTGGGCGACGGTGCTAGCCGGGACAGTTCGATATGTCTGAACCGTGAGGATTCAGAGCACATCGTGGCCCGTCTCCCCGCTGGGACCTTCCGGCCGTCTGCCGAACGGGACGGATCTCGGACCTACAACGTGAGTGGGCTGCGGGTTCAGCTTCGGGCGCTCGGCGTACTGGGCGACAAGCACATCCCGATGGCCTACCTCCGGGCGTCGATTGAGCAGCGCCGGGAGCTGGTACGGGGCCTCTGGGACTCGGACGGCTACCGGCAGGCCGGGGGCTCGGACGAGGTCATGTTCAGCAATGAGCGGCTGGCCAACGACACGGCCGAGTTGCTGCGCACTCTGGGCCTGGTCGTCCGGGTGCGGACCAAGGAGGCCAAGATCGGGGAGGTGTCCTACGGGACCGCCTGGCGCATCGCGGCGCGGTTCGACTTCAACCCCTACCACCTCCCCCGGTACGACTGGACTCCGCGCGGCGCTCAGGCCAGCCGGCACACCCAGCACAAGATCGTGGACATCCGGCGCGTGGCCGACCAGCCGACCCAGTGCATCGAGGTGGACTCCCCGAGCCACCTTTACCTGACCGGCCGTTCGATGATCCCCACCCACAACTCGTTCATGGGCTCGGTGCTGGTCAACTGGTTCGCGACCACCCGGGACATGATGGGCCGGGACTGGAAGATCATCACCACGGCGTCCGCCTGGCGTCACCTGGAGGTCTACCTCTGGCCGGAGATCCACAAGTGGGCAGGCCGGATCGACTTCGAGACGCTGGGCCGGGCGCCCTTCAGCCCGAGGACTGAACTTTTGGACCTCCGGCTGAAGTTGACCTACGGCGCGGCCACGGCGGTCGCCTCGAACCAGCCGGAGCGCATCGAGGGCGCGCACGCCGAAGAGCTGTTGTACTTGCTTGACGAGGCAAAGATCGTGCCACCGGCCACCTGGGACTCGATCGAGGGTGCCTTCTCGAACGCCGGCCCGGACACGGCGGACAACGCTTACGCGTTCGCCATGAGCACGCCCGGCGCGCCCTCGGGGAGGTTCTACGACATCCACCGGCGCGCGCCCGGCTACGAGGACTGGTGGACGCGCTCGGTCACCCTGGAAGAGGCCATTGCCTCGGGCCGCATCTCGCGGACCTGGGCCGAACAGCGCCGGCTCCAGTGGGGCGAGGACTCGGCGGTCTACCACAATCGCGTGCTCGGCAACTTCCACGCCAGCGACGAGGACTCGGTCATCCCCCTGGCCTGGCTGGAGGCGGCGGTCGAACGCTGGCACGAATGGGATCGCGCCGGCCGGCCGGACCAGGGCGGCCCGTACTGGGTCGGCGTGGACGTCGGCCGGGGAGGCGACGAGTCGGTGCTGGCTCATCGCGACGGCGGCGCGATCTGGCTGGAGGGTCACCGGCGCCGGGACACCATGAGCACGGTCTCAATGCTCCAGGGTCTGGACGAGCGGCCGATCATCGACGTCATCGGGGTTGGTGCCGGCGTCTACGACCGGGGCCGTGAGGTCGGCCTGAAGGCCGTCGCGTACGTCGGCTCGGGGAAGACCGGAGTCCGCGACCGGTCGCGCAAGTATGGCTTCACGAACGTCCGGAGCGCGGCGTACTACCACCTCCGCGAGCTCCTCGACCCGGCCTACGAGCCGAGCCTGATGCTCCCCCCGGACGACCTGCTGGTGTCCGACCTGACCACGCCGACCTGGACGATCACCACCGGTGTCCCGCCCAAGATCCAGGTGGAGCCCAAGGACAAGGTGATGGAGCGGCTGGGCCGATCGCCGGACCGGGGCGACGCCATCGCCATGGCGATGTGGGCCGACCGTGCCGGCCAAGGCGCCGGCCAGTTCGCCGAGCCTGTTGGCGTCATGCCAGCAACTGGCTTGTCTCCCCTTGGGAGGAAGTGAGACCACAACGTGGTAATATGCCTTCTGTGGACTTACGAGAGATCCCTGGTCATCCCGGATATTTGATCTCGGCAGACGGGCGGGTATGGAGCGATCGGCGCAGAGAACGACGCGAGCTGACCATCCATATCGGAAAGATCAATAACTACCGCCGTGCCCTAGTAAATCTCGGAAGCAGGGCTCCGAGTCAGAAGCTCGCCACGTTGGTGTGCATGACCTTCCACGGTCCTCGACCGGAAGGCCATCATGTGGCCCATTTGAACGGCAATTCTCTGGACAACCGAGCGGAGAACCTGGCTTGGAAGACCCCAGTGGAGAATCGGGCGGACACTGTTCTCCACGGGACTGAGATTCGAGGATCGCGCCATGCTCTGGCCAAGCTGACGGACGAGAATGTGCGTGAGATCCGACGGCTGGCCGGGGCTGTGTCCCAAGCTGAGATTGCTGCACGGTTTGGGATCGGCCAGCCTCTAGTCTCTCGGATCGTTGCTCGGAAGAAATGGGCGTGGCTTGACTAGGACTTTCTCCCCGCTCGGCCGTCGATGATCTGCGGGGACTGCGCCGGGGCCGGCAAGGTCGATCGGTGGAACCCGCTGAAGAAATGCATCGAAACCCTCCGGTGCCGCCGGTGCAAGGGGACCGGCGAGATACCGGACTAGACACCTTGCAGTTCTGGCGGTAAAGTATTGGCATGACGCACACGATGGTGGCCCAGCTCGGTGACTGGACGTTCTGGGCCTGGGACGGCCACCCGTTCGAGCAGCACGCCGGCAAGACGCTCTACGCGTACGAACCGGTGACCGAGCCGGGCGACCCCGGCCGACCCAACACCGGTGAGTGGTTCCCCAGTATCGACCGCGCGATGATCGCGGCCGTCGGGGAGAAGTACACCGGGCCACGCGGCGCCGGTGGCACGGGGGTGGGCACGGCGGCCGACTGGTTCGCCCGGATGATCGGCATGGACACGCTGGTCGAGGTGAACTACCAGGACGGGCAGAAGGCCCTTCAGGAGGTCATCCACTCCACGGCCAAGCACGATGGCCCGATCTACGTCCGGGCCAAGGCGATGACTGACGAGCTGGGAGCACGCGGTCTGACGCTGGCGACCCAGAAGCCCGCTTGATACCTCCCCGTCATGGCGGTAAGGTAGCTGGCATGCCGAAGGACAAGAGCAGGAGCCAGGGCGATGCCGGTGGCGACAAGGACGAGAACCAGCCGGAGAAGGGCAACAAGGTCGGAGCCAACGACAAGGACCACCGGCACGACGGTGGCAAGCACGGCAACGACCGGCGCCGCTGACACTGCACCGTCAAGAAGCCCCCGCTCGGAGCGGGGGCTTCTTGCTGTTTCCTGGCGGGTACACACTGGATCAGGAGGTGGTCAGGGTGGTCAGCAGCGCCGGCGGAAAGCGCGGGTACGTCAAGCCTGGTCGGCACCGGGCATACAAGGCGATCAAGAGGAAGTGCGGCGGATCCAAGGCGTGCAAGACCAAGGCAGCGCGGATTGCTAACGCCGGTGACACACACGCCAAGCGCTCCCGTATGAGCCGGAAGGCGGCGAGGACGCGTCGGTCAAAGCGCTGACGATGCTACTGTGAAGTGGACATTCGGCGGAAGGGGAGGGCATGGTCTGGGGCGGATTGAATCCAGCACTGACCGCGTGGCGCACAGCGGTGATGAAGAGGTTCCCGGACAAGGACGCCAAGTCCGACGGTGCCCGCGCGGATGCCGCACACGGCAGCACGAGCCAGCACCAGGAGGACCCGGACGGCACGGTGGACGCCTACGACATGGACGTCAACCTGCTCAAGGGCTCCCCCGGTAGCGGAACGTTGGAAGAGCGCCGGTTGATCGAGGCGATGAAACTCGACTTCAAGCAGGACCCGCACGGCCGGTCCAAACTGTGGATCCACAACCGTGAGATCGCCAGCCGGGCAATCGACGACTGGCGGGAGCGGCCGTACACGGGCGCGAGCCCGCACACCGAGCACGTGCACTGGGAGTCTCGACCGGAACGGGAGAGAGACGGCCGCACCTGGCCGATGCCCCACACCGACGCGCTCTTGCGCGAGAAGGAGGAAGACGTGGCATTCACCGATACCGACGGCGATGCCCTGGTCAAGAAGGTCAGGGGGACCCGGGAGTTCCTGTCGGACACCCAGGTCATGCTCATCGGCCAGGACGCGGCGGCCCGGCTGGCGCCGGCGCTCGGCCGTATCGAGGTCGTGCTGGCCCGGGTCGAGGCCGCTCTGAAGCAGGAGCTGGCCGACGTGGCCCCGAGCTCGGAGCAGAACGCGGCGGCCGTGATCGCGGCGCTGGGCGCCCGGGTGGGCGAGACGCCCGAGACCACGGCGGCCAAGATCCGGGCCGCGCTCACGCCGGTGCTGGGCGACCGCGCCGACGACGTGTTCCGGCTGCTCGGGGAGCAGGCATGAAGACCATTCTCGGTCGTGAGCCCGCTCTCTGGATCGGTCTCATCGGTGCCCTGCTGGCCTGGGCCGGCGGCGTAGGCCTGGACTGGCTCAATGCCGGCCAGGCCACGGCGGCCATCACGGCCATCACGGCGGTCATCATTGCTCTCACCACCCGGCCGATCGCGCCGGCGCTGTACGTGGCCGCTGTCTCGGCCGCCGCCGCCCTGATCGCTGAGTACGGGCTGCACCTCTCGGACGAGTCGGTGGCCTCGCTCGGCGCCATCATCCTGGCAGGGTTCGCCCTGTTCGGGATTCGTCCCCAGGTCACGCCGAAGGCGGACCAGGCGCCCATCGCTCCGGCCAACGGCTCGGTCAGGTAATCTGGCGGACGGAGACCTTCCCAGCGAGAAGCCCCCGGTGGTTCACCGGGGGCTTCATCGTGGGTCAGCCCTTCTCGGGCTTCTTGGCGCCGGGCTTGAACACGACCTCGATTGCTCCATCGACGAACGTGCGCCGGGTCTTGCCGTCGCCCGTGTACGGCTTCTGCGGGCTGAGCCAGCGCGGCGACCTGTGCCCACCTGAGTCGTGGCCGACGTGGCCGACCTTCTTGGTCACGGCTTCCCCTTGACCGGCACCGACTCGATGACCTTCACGGTGCCGTGCTTGGTGTGCACGATGCTGGACTGCGAGCGGGTCTCGCAGCTGCTGGACTTCACCCCGTCCGGGATGTTCACGGTGCCGCGTCCGTACCGCTCGATCTTGTCCTTGGCCATCTGGTCCTCCTCGCCGGGGCACCTCCCCGTTGAGACCAACTTTACAGTCAGGACGGGGAGGTGTCAAACCGTCAATGGTTCCGGATCCAGGCGAGCAGCATACCGCCGGCCAGCCCACCAACCAGGCAGCCGAACGTGATCCAGTCGCCCTGGCTCATTGGTAGTCCAGTCCGATCAGGTCGCAGACCGCTCGGTCGCGCTTGCTGCGCGCCGGGTGGGCCAGGGCCCAGTCGCACGTGCCGGCCGAGCTGAAGTCCAGCGGCGCGTACCCGTCGCAGAAGTAGTTGCCGTTGTAGACGATCGGCTGGTCCTTGCACTTCGGGCAGGTGATGCCGCTCGTGGTGCCCTGGACGAACGCGAGTTTGCCCTGGAGGCCCTTGCGCTGGTCCGCCTCGGGCAGCTCCCACCATCGGGCGTTGCGGGCTGTCTGGCTCATCTCGTTCTCCTTCGCTCGGGGTGTTGCCAACATAGCAGTCATGGCGGTAATGTACAACGCATGGCGAAGGTAGTGGTTCAGAACGAGACCGACCCCGGCATCGCGGTTGTCCTGGAGACCGTGCCCGAGGGGACACCCGGCCGCGCTCAGGGGACGTACGGCTCGTGTACGGCCTGCGGACGCCCGTTCCACCAGTGGCGTGAGGACTCGGCCATCGCGGTGGCCAAGGAGCACGTGGACGAGCACGATCCGGTGCTGATAGGTGGCGACACCGACGCGCTCGTCCACTGAAACGACCAAGGCCCCTCCCCAGTACCGGGGAAGGGCCGAGACCGAACAGGAAAGGAAGGTGCGGGCCGATGAGCCAGCACAGTCAGCGTACACAGGACGGGCCCTCGATGACCTCGGTCATCGCCGGGGTGGTTCTCACCCTCGGGGCCGTCGGGGTCGGCATGTGGGTGATCGCAGGGTCCGGGCTCGATGGCCGGCACGTGACCGGGTACATCGGATGGATGGCCCTGGCCGTGCTGCTGGGAGGTCAGGCCATCTTCCGGCTGGCCGAGTGGCAATCGATCCGGGAGCAGGCGCGCGAGCAGGAGCACCGGCGCCGGGAGGCGGAGGCCGAGGAGGCCCGTCAGGAGCAGGAGCGCCGGGCGAAGGCCACCGGCGTCTGGCGGGGTGACGGACCCGGCCAGGTGCTCACCGTACGGCTCAACGAGAACGGCTTCCTGGTGGTCCAGGGATGGCTCTCGGACCACTGGCAACAGCACGAGGAGCGGACTTGGTCGCACCCGATCGAGGAGCTGACGGACCTGGTCCAGGAGCTGGAGAACTCCGGGGAGCTGAAACCGGCTGACGACGAGGGCACGATTTTCGTGCGTACGCTGCTGGACCTGGGCGCGTGGCCGCTCCCCTCGTTCGACGAGATCGAGCGGGACTGGACCAAGCGCGACGGGGACACCCAGGTCGTGAGTCAGACGGCCTGAGGCGGGGCGGGAGCGGGGCGGTCTTCGGGCCGCCCTTCTTCGTTGACAACCTTGCAGCTGTGACGGTAAGGTAGACACATGACGACGAACCGAAGGACGTGAGGCAGGTGTCCGCTGGATACATGCGCCGGTGCGCCGGCAAGGACCGGCACGAGGACCGGGAGGCGGCCGGGGCCGCCCGTAAGAAGCTGGCCGCCTCGACGAAGCTGCCCATCAGCCAGTTCTCGATCTACCGCTGTGAGCAGTGCATGGGCTGGCACGTCGGCCGGGCCGGGCACACGTTCCAGACCCGCACCCGGCGCCCCGGCAAGCGGGCCGGCAAGAAGATGAGGGGGAGGCTGTGAAGAAGGACTGCCCGCAGAGCAGGGACGGCGATCACGGGCGCACCGACACGGCCGGCAAGTGCCCGTGGTGCGGCAGGAAGGTCGAGGCCGCACTCGCCCCGCCCAAGAAGATGCCGGCGTCCGATCTGACCACCGAGTACCGGCGGCACTACGACCCGGACTACGGGTCGGGGAAGGACGACACGTGAGCACCGTAGCGAGGCACTGGCGGATCTCGACCGTGCGCAAGGGTTGGACCGGCGGCGGTCCGTGGGACCTGGGCGCCCAGGCGTTCACCCGGGCTCAGGCGAGGCAGGAGGCCCGCCGGCTCAACCAGGCACACCCGGAGTACCAGCACGAGCCCGTGCACGTCACGTGGCCCAGGAAGCGGTCGTGATGGTCGCCCGGGACGGACGCCTAGTTGTAACCCCATGGCCGTACGGACTGTGCGGTGACCGGAGTGAGCATCGGGCGCACCTGGTTACCGAGGGGTCTCTGGCGCCCTTCTGGTGTACGGCAGATCAGAGCACGCGCGAGCCGGGGCGTTCGCAGCGGAGGGAGGATGCCGCGTCGCACCATGTCTGCCGACCGTCGCGGCCTGATTGGCGTCAGACCGGGCCAGGGCACAGCAGATGACTTGGTGAGTCGAGTCCGATCGTAGCCTCTCTACGAGCAGCCGTGGCCGACCTGACAGGCGCGGCGACCGAGGTACCCGTGGGGGGTATACGACGGGACACGGGATACGTAATACGACCCATGAATACCGTCCGGGCACCAGGTCGCGGGGAGAGGACGTCCCCCCGTGACCCCAGAATTTTCCAGGAAAGTGCGTTACAGATAGCGTGTTTCACACGCGTGTATACGCGTGTGTCCTACGCGGGTTGTTGTTCACTTGTTTACAGGGCACCTCCCCGGGTGCGTGCACGCGCGTACACGCGTGCACATGTGTAATCTGTAACGCACTTTCCTGGAAAATTCTGGGGTCACGGGGGGACGTCCTCTCCCCAGGAGCTGCGTACAATCTGTAGACACACATTGGTAAGATGGTGCGCATGCAGAAAGAAGCGTCTAGACCCACCCGACTTGCGTACGTCACCGAGGATGACATCGCCCTGCTGGCTGCTGATCTCGGCGCCGGCTACTTCACGGCCAGTCAGCTCTACGACTGGCATGTGATCACCGCTCGCCAGGAGGGCCGCCCCGAACCGAGCAAGAAGGCCTTGGGCATGGCGCTCAAGGAGGCCGGGCTGAAGTGCTCTGTCCGACGGGTCGAGGGCCGTCCTGCTCGGTGCTGGCTGCTGACCCGTCCATGGGAGCGCCGGGGTAAGGCGATCCTGGAGGCGGAGAAGGCGGGGACCAAGTGAGGCCCCCCAAATGGCAGCAGTTGATCGACTCGTTGGGGCCTCTGGCCGATCGTGAGCCCGGCGCGAAGCACACCAGCCATCATCTGGTTCGGGAATACAACCGGTGGGCGGCCGAGAACGGGGCTCACCGGGTCACCGTTACGGAGCTTGAGACGGCGTTGAAGCGCCACACGACGTTGGAGCCCGGGTGGCTGAGCAGTTCCTGGGTCTGGGAGCTGACTCGCGCGGGGTTGGAGTGCCGGAACTGGCACACGTGACGGACTGACTATTCACTGTCAACGGGGCGATGCGGCCGAGATGTCACATCGCCCCGTAGGATGGCACCCATGGTGATCCCGGTCTGGCTCCAGCTCCTGATATACGCGCTGGCCGTCGCCCGCGTCACCGGCCTCATCGTGGCCGACTCGATCACCGAGCCCGCGCGCGACGCCATCATCGCCAAGCTGGACGACCGGCCGGCCACCCTCGGGGCCGCGCTCGCTACGCTGATCACCTGCCCCTGGTGCGCCGGGATGTGGGTCAGCCTCATCGCCGCTCCCCTGGTCTGGCTCTGGGGGGACTCACCGGTCATGCTGATCCCAGCCCTCGCCCTGGCCTTCAGCCAGGTCACGGGTATGACCGCAAGCGCCGGGAGGTAACGGGTGGCACTGCTACGCCGCAAGAGCGCGCCGGTCCCCCCGGCCGCATCCAGCCAGGAGGTCGAGCACCGGATCGCCCTGGCCGGCGCCACCGCGATCGTGGACCTCAACGAGTCCAGCTCGTGGAAGACCTGGAAGTTCGGCAACAAGGACTGGCAGGTCGAGGCCTGGCGCCTCTACGACATCGTGGGCGAACTGCACAAGCTGTCCGGCCGGGTCGGTGACAGCGTCTCTCAGGCCCGCCTCTACGTGACCGAGGTGGATGAGACCGGCGAGGAGCAGGGCGAGGTCACCGAGGACCGGATCAAGCGCCTGGCCGCCGTGCCGCTCGGCACCGGGGCCCAGCGCGACGACAACCTCCGCCTGGCCGGCGTGGACCTCGCCGTCGGTGGCGAGTGCTGGATCGTGGGCGAGGGGGCTGCCACCTCCCCCGAGGCGGCCGAAGGCTCCTGGTTCGTGGTGACCGCCGCCGCCATCAAGCGCACCGGCGATGAGGTCTCGGTGCGCCGGCCCCAGCAGCGCGGCGGATCCAAGCTGGTGCTGACCGACGGCACGGACATCCTGATCCGGTGCTGGCGCCCACACCCGAACGACACCGACCAGGCCGACTCGTTCACCCGCTCGGCCATCGTGCCGTTGCGGGAGATCGAGCTGCTGACCAAGCGCGAGTTCGCCGAGCTCGATTCACGCCTAACCGGCGCCGGCATCATGTTCGTCCCTGAGGGCGTGGACTTCCCCCGAGGGGAGGATGACCCGGCCGGCCTCACTGGTTTCATGGCCTATCTCCAGCGCGCGGCGGCTGCGAGCATGGCCGATCAGAGCACGGCGCGCGCCATGGTGCCGATCATGGCCACCATCCCGGACCACCTTCTTGAGCACATGGACAAGATCCAGCCGCTCAACTTCTGGTCCGACCTGTCGGCCGAGATCGGCCCGATGAAGGAAAAGGCGATCGACCGGGTGGCCTCGATGGCCGAGATCCCGGCCGAGGTGCTGACCGGCATCAGCGACGCCAACCACTGGACGGCGTGGCTCATCTCGGACGAGGGCATCCGCTGGATCAAGAGCTACCTCGGGCTGATCGCGGACGCGCTCACCCGGGGCTTCCTGCGGCGCGCCCTGGAGTCGATGGGCGTCGCGAACCCCGAGCGCTATGCGTTCGCGTTCGACACCTCGACCCTGGCGAGCAAGCCCAACCGGCTGGACGAAGCCGAGCGTCTCCACGATCGTGGCCTGATCTCGGATGAGGAGCTGGTCAAAGCGGCCGCGTTCTCGGTGGACCAGATGCCCGACGAGGCCGAGCGCGCGAAGCAGATCGTCTACAAGCTGGTGATGACCCAGCCGGACATGGCGCTGGACCCCGAGGTCCAGAAGATCCTCGGCCTCCCGCCGATCAAGAGCGTCGGCCTGCCGCCGACCTCGGCCCAGAACGCGGACGGCAACGATCCGGACCCGGACGACGGCACCGAGGGCGGTCCCCCCGAGCAGGGGGAGCCGGACCAGGCGGGCGCTATCACGGCGGCCCTGGACGCACGCATCGCTCTCGCCTCCCCGAGCATGCCGGCGCTGCCCGGCCCCGAGGCCGTGTTCAACGCCAGTGCCAAGCTGCTGGTGCTGCGCGCCCTGGAGCTGGCCGGTGGCCGGCTGACCACACCGCAGGAACGGCGCGGCCGGTGGGCCGACGTTCCCCGCCACGAGCTGCACCACAACGTCGGGCCGATCACGCCGGAGAAGGCGGCCAAGGTCACCGAGGGCGCGTGGAACCACGTCGCGCTGGTGGCCTCGGACCTCGGGGTGGACGCGGGAGACCTGGGCATGCTGCTCCAGGGCTACGTCTACGAGCTGCTGACCCGGGGCATTCGGCACCACGACGACCTGCTCTTCGCGGCGCTCAACATCGCCAACCGAGGCCGGGGACTGGTGAACGCATGATCATCGACCGGCTGACCGTCCTGACCGGGATCGGTACCATCGTGCTCGCCGTGGCTTACCTGGTGGTGAGTCTGTGATCGTTACCATCGACCCACTGGTCATCGTGGCGAGCGTGTGCGCGGCGTGCGGCGGCCAGGGCCGTCAGACGCTGCCGTGCCCGGCTCACAAGGGGAGCAACCGCCCGGTGTGCGGTGGCCGTGGCACGGTGTCCGTGATCTGCCCGACGTGCAAGGGGTCAGGCACGTGACCGGCCCGGCGTTCCCCCTGGACGGCGACCGCGTATGCGGAGACTGCGGACGAGACAACCCGGCCTGGTTCACGGACTCCTCGCTCTGGAACCGTGTCATGGGTGGCCCCGGGGCGACTGACGATCCAGGCGGTGTGGTGTGCCCGATGGACTTCGCCCGGCGTGCTGAGGCGGCTGGAGTCACTGGGGTCTGGAAACTGGAGCTGACGACATGACCGGCCCGGCCGTCTGGAACGGCAAGGGCACCGACCCCTGGCTCCCCTATCGGCTCGATGCCGCGTTGGAAGCGGCGAGCACCGAGCGGCAGATCCGAGCCGGGGTCTGGGCGGCCCTGAGCGAGTGGCTGGTGGCCCTGGAGCGCCGGATGGTCCGTGAGGGCGCGCCGCCGGATCTGAATGCCGTGTGGGCCGTTGAGCCCGCCTGGCGTGACGCCGTGGACGCGCTGCTCTCCGGTGAGATCTGGCAGGCCATCGGGCTGGCGTTCCGCAAACTGTTCGGGGTCGCGTACACCTGGGACACCCGGCCGGCCGTGGTCCGCTACTTCACCGAGGTCCGCAACCGTCTGGTCCGGATCCCGGAGGAGGTCTACGACCTCGTGGCCGGTCAGGTCTCAGCCGGGATCAACCTCGGCGAGGGCATTCCGGAGCTGTCGGCACGCGTTGACAATGTCTTGTCAACCACGGGATCGGCGCGCTGGTCGAACCGGGCCACGGTCATCGCTCGGACCGAGACAATTTCAAGCTTGAATTTCTCGCGCTGGGAGTCGTTCCGGGTGATCGTCGAGGACGACCCGGACACGCCGTTCGAACTGATGTGGTTGTCAACTGACGACGTCAGGACACGTCCGACACACGTAGTGGCCGACGGCCAGCGTGTCCCGGTCGGCTCTCGGTTCCTCGTCGGTGGTCACGAGCTGGCCTACCCCGGTGACCCGACTGGTCCTCCCCAGGAATGCGTGCAATGTCGATGCACCCTCTTGCTGGTTGAAGAGGATGAGATCGTTGATCTGTCCAACCGCCAGTTCCGGGGCTCCCGGTAGCCTGGTCGAAAGGAGGAAGCCATGGGTACGAAGTTCCAGACGATGCTCGCGCCGATCGGTCTGTCCACCGGTGACGGCCGCCGGTTCGCGCCGGACGCCATCACCCTGGACAACGTGCCGCTCCCGTTCGAGTGGGTGCGCTCCCGCGAGGGCGGCCACACCGGAGCGGTCAGCGTCGGCGTGGTCGAGGAGGCGGCGGTCCTGAGCGTCAAGGACGCCATCGCCCAGGGCTACGTCTCGGCCGAGCGGGCCAAGGGGATGGACCAGGCGATGCTCGCCGTCTGGGGCCGGGGCCAAATGTACGACGGCGTGGACCGCGAGACGATGCCGCGCCTGGCCGAGGACGCGGCCGAGGCCATGCACCTGATCGGCGCCGGCACGCTCGGGCCCTCGGTGGACCTCGACTCGTTCGAGGGTGTCCCCGTGATGGAGGGCTCCGACGAGCCCGTCAGCTGGGAGGACATCGAGGCGCACTACGAGGAGACCGGGGAGGAGCCGAAGATCGAGCTCCTGGTGACCTCGGGCCGCGTGCGCGCGGCCACGCTGGTCAGCATCCCGGCCTTCGCCGAGACGTCCCGGCCCCTCGAACTGACCGCCGTCGAGATGGACGAGGCCGGGGTGGCCGAGGAGACCGAGCGGGCCGCCGCACTCATCGCGTCCGCCGGCTCGCCGCTCCCCGAGGCGGCCCGATTCGACCGGCCCGCCCTGGACGGCCCGACCCCGATCACCTGGGACTGGGAGACCGGCCGCGTGTTCGGCCACATCGCCACTTGGCAGACCTGCCACGTCGGCTACTCCGATGTGTGCGTGACCGCGCCCAAGGACGAGGCCGGGGACTACGCCTGGTTCAACCGGCACCCGGTCGAGACCGAGGACGGCGGAACCCTGTGGGCCGGCCGGATCACGGTGGGCGGCCGGCACGCCGGGCTCTCGCTCAACGCCAGCGCCACGATGTCCGCCTACGACGGCAAGACCGTGGCCGCCTACGTCCGGGCGTACGAGGACGAGCACGGCATCGTCGTGGCCGGTGCCATCCAGCCCGGCATCACGGCGTCGGAGCGCGCGGCGCTCGACCGGCGCAAGGTGTCCGGCGACTGGCGCGAGACCCCGGGGGGACTGAGCCTGGTCGAGGTCCTGGCCCTCTCGCCCGGCCCGCGTGCGCACGCCGAGCCGGGGTTCCCGATCCCGGAGACCTTCAGCATGAACGGCCGCCAGGTAGCGCTCACGGCCGCGCTCGGCCCGATGGCGGAGTTCGCTCCCCGGACGGTGCCGAATCACGTCGACGTGGTGGAGCTGGTGCGCCAGGCGCGCGCCGCCGAGCGGGACCTGGCCGCTGAGGAGAAGAGGGCGGCCGAGGCGCGCGCCGCGCTGGCGCCGCTGGTGACCGAAGCAACGGATCGAGAGCGCGCGGCGCTGGCCGCTGCGCTAGGGGAGGGCGGCAACTGATGTGCAACTGCAGCAAGGGCAAGGCGAGCCGGAAGACCTACACGGTCCAACTGTCCGGCGGCCTCAAGGTCACCAAGACCAGTGAGGCGGCGGCGGTGGCTTATGCGGCCAAGCACCCGGGCGCGAGGGTGATCAAGCCCGCGAGCTGACAGTTCAATGTCAAGAAGGCCCGGCCATCGGCCGGGCCTTCTGTGTGTCAGGCGTTGACGATCGGCAGGTGGACCCAGACCCAGCCGTCCGCCGGGATCGGCACGGTCTCGGTGTTCTGGCCGTCCACCAGGCCGAGGCGCCACTGGCGCCACTCGGACGGCACGACTTCCTCACCGTTGACCTCCTCCACGATCACGTGCTCGGTCACGGCGCCGAGCCAGCGCGAGGTCTTCGGCCCGTCGGTGCCGATCGGGGAGCTGACCATCATGTCGCCGATGGCGACCAGCGCCGCCTTCACCCGGGCCGGCCGGATCTCCAGGATTTCCATGCCCCCACCTTACCGCCATGACTGCCGGACACGTCGGCCGGAATGGCAGGTCACGGTGCTAAGATCGCGCCATTGACACGCCGGGGTCAGGATTCGGTCCGACCGGAGTCGCCACTGTTCCGACGACGTGAGGACGGACCACATGTTCCCGTTCGACATCCCGGCCGATCTGTCCGCGCTCAGCGCGGAAGAGTTCGCGGCCTTCCGGACCCAGGTCCACAACTTCGCCCAGGGCACCGTGGCTGACGCCGACGCTAGCTCCGAGCTTCTCGTGGCCACCAAGGACCTGTTCACCAGCGTCGAGGCCGAGGACGCCCGGCGCACCGAGCTGGCCGCGAAGGCGACCGCCGCGCGCGCCGAGCTGGCCGCCGGCCTCGCACCGACCGAGCCGACCCCGGAGCCCGCCCCGGCGCCGACCCCCGAGCCGACCCCGGTTCCTGCTCCCCAGCCCGGCGGCACCGACCCGGTCCCGGCCGTGGTCGCCAGCACCATCGACCCGGCCCCGGCGGCCGAGCCGGTCCGCTACGCCAGCATGACCGCCAGCGCGGACGCGCCGGGCAACATGGGTGCGCTGACCGAGTTCGCCCAGGTCGGCCAGCTCCTGGAGCGCCGTCTGGCCTCGTACTCCACGAGCACCAGCAAGCGCTCCGACCTCGCCACCCGCATCCGTAGCGGCGGCAAGCGCGCCCTGATCGGTGGCCGCTCGCTCCAGCGTCACGGCGGCGTCACGTTCAACCGCGAGTTCCCCGCCGAGCTGCGGATCACCGACACCAAGGACGCAACCGCCGTCCTGGACTACGCGGTCAGCGAGGCCCGCCTGGAGGGCGGCTCCCTGGTCAAGGCGGTCGAGGCGTCGTTCGAGCGGACCGGTTCGCTCACGGCGGCCGTTGGCTGGTGTGCGCCGTCCGAGACGATCTACGACCTGTGCGAGCTGGAGACCATGGACGGGATGCTCGACATCCCCGAGGTCCAGGCCACGCGCGGCGGCTTCTTCGTCCCCGAGAACGGTGGCCCGGACTTCTCGGTCATCTACGACTCCATCGGTGACGAGGGCGACGTCATCCTCACCGAGTACGACGTGGAGAACGGCGCCGAGAAGGTCTGCGTCGAGATCCCCTGCCCCGACTTCGTCGAGGTCCGCCTGGACGTCGCCTACGTCTGCATCACCGGCTCGCTGCTCCAGCGCCGGGGCTACCCCGAGGCCGTTACCCGGTTCACCCGGGGCGCCATGGTCGCGCTGGCCCACAAGGTCAACGAGTCCGTCATCGCGCGCATCGTCGCCCAGTCGGGCACGCGGGTGGACATCGCGGCCGACGCGTCCGGCGACGACGCGGTCAGCGCGCTGCTCTCGGCGATCGAGCTGGCCGTGGAAGACATGAAGTACCGGCACCGGATGGGCCGGGTCGCGACCATGGAGGTCGTTCTCCCCGCCTGGGTCATCGCGCCCATGCGCGCCGCGCTCGCGCGCCGGGCCGGCGTCGCCATGTACGACGTGTCGGACGCGGACATCCTGCGGGCCTTCACGACCCGGCGCGCCGTGCCGCGTTTCGTCTACGACTGGCAGGACGCCTTCTCCGGTCAGGCCAGCGGCCCCGGCGGCGCCACCCCGATCACGGCGTGGCCGGCCACCGTGGACTTCCTGATCTACCCGGCCGGTACCTGGGTCAAGCCGGTCCGCGACGTGGTCAACCTGGACACCGTCTACGACAACGCGCTCCTGACCCAGAACCAGTACACGGCGCTGTTCGCCGAGGACGGTTTCAACGTCCTCAAGATGTGCGCCGAATCGCGTCTCTACCGGGCGCCGATCGACCCGTCCGGCGTCGTCGGTTGCTGCCCGTAACCCACCCCTTGACCGCCGGGCGCTCCGGTGTCGACCGGACTTCGAGCCGGACTGGAGCGCCCGGCGAACCACCTGAGGAGGTGAGACACGGATGGCACCCATCGTCCCGGCCCCGGTAGTCCCGGCGCCGGAACAGCTCCGCCGACGGTATGGCCTGTTCGACGCCGCCGCCGGCCCGCTCGACCTCCCCGCTCATGGGGAGGGCGGCGGCGTTCGCTTCACGCCGCTGGCCTGCGGTGGCAGCTACGCCTACGGCGTGTCCTGCTACGAGCCCGGCGCGGCGCCGGCCAAGCCCCTGGACGGCGGCAACGTCGAGGTCTCCACGGGCGTGTTCGCCGTGCTCTCGACCCTGCTCTGTGGGTCGGTCGGCTACTCCGACGAGGAGTTCCGGACCCAGGTCCGGCGCCGTCTCGAAGGCTCCGAGATGGCGGCCGTCGAGGCCGCGCTCTGGGGAGGCAATGACTTCGAGGGCAACCCACTCGACATCCTCACCCTGACCGGGACGGTGGAGGACCCGACTCCGGCAATCCCGGCCGGCTACGACCCGGGCCTCATCACCGACGTGGTGGGCGCGCTGGAGCGCTACGCCTACACGGTCCAGGGCTACGGCGGCGTGGCCTACATCCACGCTCCGATCGAGGTCGCGGCCTTCGCGGCCGAGGCCGGTCTGGTCCTCCCCGACGGCGTCCGCAAGATGACCCCCATGGGTTCCATCTGGGCGTTCGGCGCGTATCCGGCCGGCTCGATCATCGTCACGGGTCAGACTACGGTCTGGCGCGCGCCGGAGATCCAGGTCTACAACTCGTTCGACCAGAACACGAACGAGGTCCTGATGGTGGCCGAGCGCGCCTACTCGGTCGCCTTTGAATGCTTCGCTGGTGAAGCGGAGTTCGATCCCCTGGAGCTGAGCGCATGATCTATTACTCAGACATCGTGACGCCGGGGACGACTCCATCTCTCCTGGTCGCTGCGGAGCCGTTGGATCGAACCGTGCACCTCGCCGAGGAGAACGGGAGTTCCTACGTCGGTTTTAGCTCGACAACGGTGCTTTTCCCGGCCGCTGTGGGGACGACCGGGAACGACGCCTACAGCCTTGTCCTTCCGGCTGACACAGAGCTTTGGGCGCTCGGAGCCTCAGCGAGTGCAGCCGTCCGCGTGCTGGTCACCAGTGTGGGCCGGTAAGGAGCCTTGAAATGACGAACCTGCTTTGCGCCAAGCCACTCCAGGGGGAGACCATCCGGGTCACCCGCCTGGACGAGTGCGGGAACCCCGAGTTCGGGGACTGCGCGTTCGGCGTCTCGGACGGCTACGTGAGCGTCACGCTGACCCCGAACACCGAGGAGGGCGAGCGCTTCCTTCAGCGCAACGCCAAGGGTCAGGCGATCGTGAACCAGCGGTCCGCCCCGTCGCTCAACTGGTACGACGTGACCATCGTCTTCCAGGAGGTGGACCCCGAGCTGTTCACGATCGTGACCGGCCTGCCGCCGTACCTGGACGACGAGGACCGCGTCATCGGCTTCCCAGTCACCGAGTCGAATTTCGCCACGGCGAACTTCGCTCTGGAGGCCTGGATGGGCAACGCTGAGGAGGAGTGCCTCCCCGGTGACACCTTCCCGTTCTTCGGCTACAACCTGCTCCCGTGGGTGGTCGAGGGTGCCCTGGCCGAGGACATCACGATCACCAACGACCTGATCACCTTCTCGGTGGTCGGCCGTACCCGCAAGGGCACCCCGTGGGGCACCGGCCCGTACGACGTCGTGCGCGACACCACGACCGACCCGGCGCCGCTGTTCAGCGCGATCCCGACCGACACGCACCACCTGGCGATCTGGACCCAGCTCGCGCCGCCTGAGGCCGAGTGCGGCTGCCAATCACTTAGCAGCTGAGGCTACAAGGTTTCATGTGAAACGGCCGGTGCCCCTCGGCACCGGCCGTCTCCAGCTTTGAGGGGAGCGGCCATGCCGTTGAACACCGCCGGAATCAACGCACTCCTGGAGGACGGGAACGAGGCCGTCATCTGGGTTGCCGTCGGGGACGGCCCGACCTCAGCCGACCAGACCAGCGCGCAGCGCCGCCAGCTGGCCAGCACGGTGGCCGCCGGCGTCATCACTGCGACCGGCGTCCCGTACGCGTTCACCGGCACGCCGAGCGACGGCGCGACGCACGCGCTGTTCTTCTCGGCCAGTACCGGTGGCACGTTCTACGGCTACGACGCGCTCGTTGGGGACCAAGCGTTCAACGCGGCCGGGGAGTTCGACATCACCGCGCTGACCATCACCGGCTCCAGCACCTGATCGGGGGCCGGCCATGGCCCAAACGCTGTTCACCAGCCAGACCCCGGTCTCCGGGAACGTCACCAACGGCAACTCGATCTCGCTCGGGAACTACCTGACGCCGGCCGTGGACGGGTTCGCCACGCACATCGGCTGGTACTTTCCGGTCAACTCCCAGCCCGGCGGGGAGGCGGTCAAGGCCGCGCTGTTCCGGACCTCCGACAGTGCGAAGCTGGCTGCTGACGTCGTCTTTGCCTCCCCGGGTTCGCCGGAAACCTGGAACTGGGTTGAGCTGGCCGCACCGATCCCGATGAGTGCTGGCGTCCAGTACTGCCCGACAGTTCGGTCCCCGTCCCTTTACGTGGCCAGCACCGGTGGCGATAGTCCGTGGCCCCTGGCCAACGGCGACCTTTCGGCCCCGGCCTCAGCCGGCCGGTTCGAGGATGACGATGGTGACGGCTCGGTCCAGTTCCCCTCGGACTCGTTCAATAATGGCTGCTACTTCGTCGACATCATGTTCTCTGTTGGCGATGATCCAGCCGAGGGCTCGGCCGCGCTCGACCTGGGCCTCGTGGTGGCCGCCACCGGCGGCGCGGACGCGGAAGGCTCGGCCGCGCTCGACCTGGGCCTCGCGGTGGCCGCCGCCGGCGCGCGTCGTGCTCAGGGCACCGTGGCGCTCGGTCTCGGGCTGGCGCCGGTGGCAGCCGGCGTGCGGGACAGTCTGGGCGCGGCAGCTCTTGGACTTGACCTGTCAGTGTCAAGTTCCGGCCTTCGTGCATCCGCTGGTGCATCGGCGCTCTCGCTCGACCTCGCCCTTGCTGCTCAGGGCTCGGACGGTCAGGCCGGCCGCCCGGTCGCCGCGTGGCCGTACGGTGCTCGTGAGGTCAGCGGTTACCCCTGGACCCCCCGTCCTGTAAAGTCGTTCTCCGGGGAGGTGGGATAGCCATGGGGCTGTTCAGCAAAAAGAAGTCGGAGTCTCCGACGGTGGACGAGATCCTTCAGATGAAGGACAAGGATCTCCGGGCCATCATCCGGGAGGGCCGGGTTCCTCAGAAGTCGCCGAAGGAATTGCGCAAGGCTGCTCAGGCAGCCAAGCGGGCGGCTGAGGGCGAGCGAGGCCTGGGCGCGATATCTGCCGCCACCAAAGGCGGCGGCACGGGGAATCGCAACTACAACAATGTCCCCCTCAAGGATCGTGTCCACCCGACGGAATACAAGCGCATCCTCGAACGTGAAGCAAAGAAGCAGGGGCTGTTGTGAGGCGTTTCCTCGAATTCATTCTCGGTGTCTGGGTGGAATGCCGGAACTGTTCTGGTACCGGTATGAAAGACGGCAAGATGTGTGTGGCCTGTCGCGGTGACGGCGGCACCCACACCGAAACGATCTGACCATGAAGGCCGCGACGATCGTGGGTGCGCTGCTGATCCTGGCACTGTTCCTCGTCGCGGCCTTCACCTGGCACCGGGCCGGGCTCATCTGACCCCCGTACGCTGGCACTGAACAGGAGGAGGTCACGATGGTGATCCCGTGCTCGTGGGACGTGGTCATCCCGTCCGAGATCTGCCCGGACTGGTCGGCCTACCCACAGGCCACCAAGGACACGGCGCTCTGGCTGGCGTCCACCTATCTCTGGGCCGCCACCGGCCGCCAGTACGGGCCGTGCCCGATCACCGTGCGCCCGAGCCAAACCAACCGCGCTGAACTGGCCTACCAGGACTTCGCCGTGATGCCGGGAACCTCCGGTCTCGGCCAGCCTGGTGGGCCCTTCCTCTTCGGTGGCCGCTGGTTCAACGCTGGCTGTGGCACGGCGTGCTGCGGCAACAGCGCGTGCGCCATCGTGCTGCGTGGCCCGGTCGCCTCGGTAGACGAGGTGATCGTGGGTGACGAGGTCATCCCGGCCAGCGCGTACCGGGTGGATCTGGTCAGTGGCGCGTGGCTCCTGGTCCGGATCGACGGGGAGTGCTGGCCGATGTGCCAGGACTTCCGAGCCGAGCCAGGCGAGGTTGGCTCGTTCGAGGTGACCTACTCGATCGGCCGCGCCCTGCCTGAGGCCCTGGCCATCGCCACGGCCGCCTTGGCCTGTCAGTACGGCAAGTCGATCGCGGGCGGCCCGTGCGCGTTGCCGGCCAAGATGACCCGGCTCTCACGCCAAGGTGTCGAGGTCGAGGTGGCGCCGCCGGAACCGGACGGCAAGAGCACGGGGGTCAAGCTGGTGGACGACGTCATCGCCATGCTGAACCCGAACGGGCTGAAGAGCCCGCCGGTCGTGATGTCGCTCGACCTCCCCGAGCAGTGCGACCGGATGACTGTGATCGGCACCGGCTCCTGATGGCCGTCGCCGACCCGGTCGTCATGCCGCTGGCGCGCGAGATGCTGGCCTGCCTCGACCAGGAGATCGCCAAGGTCGAGAACCCGCCGATGTATGTCGGACTCCGATCCGGCAACGTCGTGGCTCACCTGATGAGCACGACCGAGGACGAGTGCTGTTCCGGTCTCGCTTGGGTCCGGCCGGTCACGTTTTACCCGACCGGCACCGGCCCGTTCCCGGCTCAGGACGAGACCCCGCTCAAGACCGGGGTGAAGGCCTGGGCCATTACGCTGGAACTCGGCGCGGTCCGGTGCGCACCAACGCCGGACGCCGACCACATCCCGACCACCGAGGAATGGGACGCGGTCACCCAGGCCGTGATGGACGATGCGGCAGCCATGCGGCGCGCGCTGTGCTGCTTCCTCGATGCTGATCCCCGGCGCGCCGGCCGGATGATCTCCGGTCCCTGGCTCCCCCTGGACATCGAGGGCGGCTGTGTCGGCGGTGTCATGGAAGTGACTGTGATGGGTCCCGCATGTGATTGCTCCGAGGCGGGTCCGACATCATCCTGAGCGGCAAGCGACCCCCGGAGAGATCACGCCTCTTCCGGGGGCCGCGCCTATACGTGTAACCTAACAGGCATGCCGGGGGCCCACAAGGGTCTGACGAATCGGGGAGGTCGGCATGGTCGCGCACACGCTCCGGATCAACAAGGCCACGCTGACCGGTGTCGGCAAGGACGAAGCACGCAAACGGGTCAATCGGGTAGTCCGTCGGACATTCAACCGGTCCCAGGTGCTCGTCCCAGTGGACACCGGAAACCTCCGCGCCACCGGCCGGATGATCCTCGGGCGCGCCCGAGGAGCGCTGGTCATCGGCGGTGTCGAGTACACGGCGCGTTATGCAGCTGCCGTGCATAACGGCCGCCGTGCGCTGACCATCCGGGCCAAGGGCAACGGCCGGCTCAAGTTCGTCGTGGACGGCCGGACGGTCTACGCCCGGTCCGTTCACCAGCCGGCACGCAAGGGCCGCCCCTACCTCGCACAGGCTCTCCGCGAGGTTGCTCCCCAGCAAGGTTTTCGCGTCACCATCGGTTAACAGGAAACGGAAGGAAACAGGATGAAACGGTTCATCGCTGCGGTGGCCGCTCTCGGCCTCGCGCTCAGCCTGGCTTCGGCTCCGGCCCAGGCCGCCCCGGCCAAGCCCGGCCCCAACCAGGTCGTGAACCCGAGCGGCAAGGTTGTCAACAAGCTGCCCGCGCTCGCTGGCGTCCCGGCCAACAAGGGCCTGACCGCCACCGGCAAGGTCGGCCCGGTCAAGGGCAAGCCGAGCCTCAAGGCGACGGCGTCCACCCGGGGCAGCGTCACCACGCTGGACGATCCGCTGTGCGACACCGATCCCACTGGCGTCTGCTACTTCTACAACGGCGGCCGTCAGTTCGACTTCACGCCCAACTACGGCGTGTCCGCCACCGTCACGCACGGCGGTCACTCCGGCGGGCTGACCGGTGCGGAGTCGTTCCACACGCTGGTCGAGACCGCCGTCCAGTCGGCTGACAGCCAGCAGATCATCGAGGTCGGGGTCACGCAGGACCCGAGTGTCAACAAGAACCCGCCCGGCTCCAGCACCGGTTGGTACGGCCCGCGCGTGTTCGTCGGCGCCTGGGTCAACGGCGTGTTCCAGGGCTACAACGGCGGCGGCTTCGTGCCGGTCTCGGGGACGACGATCGTCCCCGGCGTCACCAACCTGCCCGCCAACACGGCTTACGTGCACCACATCTGGTACTCCACCGACCAGGATCTCTGGTGGATCGGGTTCGGCACCGAGTGGCTCGGCTACTTCCCCGGCTCGATGTGGACCGGCGCCACGCCGTCGGCGACGTTCAACCGCAACGGGCTGACCCAGATCTTCTGGGAGCTGGCCAGTGAGGAAGCCAAGCCCTGCTCCGACCTGGGCAACGGCGACATCCCGACCGCCACGCTCGGTTCCAAGGTCGAGAACATCGCGTTCCGGGGCCTGACCAACGGGGCGATCACGTCGGGTGTCAACTTCTCGACGTTCCGCGCGGCAACGCCGGCTCCCTCGGCCAATGCCAGCTCTCCGTACGCCAACACGTATTCGCTCGGCCCGGCCGGCGCACAGCGCGGGTACAAGGGCGGCGGCCCGATGTGGAACGCCGCCGGCACCGGTGTGGGTGTGAAGGGCAACCCCTGCTGATGCCGGGGATGGTCCAGTTGTGGTGTTACACCTGCAACCAGCCTGCGTCGTTCAACTGCAAGGCGTGGCACGCCACGGGTCCACGTAGATGACGAGAAGCCCGCTCCCGCCACCAAGGGGAGCGGGCTTCTTTCTGCCCGGGTATCCCAGACCCAGGGGGCACTACTGTAAGGTGATGGCATGACCGAACAGACTGAGGCGACTGAGGCCGCCGCTCCCGTTGAGATGCCGGCGGAGAAGGAGATCGACTTCCAGGGCCGCAAACTCTGGGTCCGGCTCCCGCGTCCGGAAGCGCTCCTCGTGTGGAAGCGCACTCTGGCCAAGCTCCAGAACCTCGACACCGGCGACTGGAACGGCGAGCAGGTGATGGCGGCGCTGGAGCGCACCCGGAAGATCATCGACTCGCTGCTGGTGCACGAGATCGACAAGGACTGGCTGGACGACGAGATGCTGGCCAGCCGGCTGGGCCTGATCGAGACGGCCCAGATCATCAACCTCACGGTCGAGGCCTACCAGGCCGACGACAACCGCGAGGCCCGGCGCGCCGCCAAGAAGGCGCCGGCCAAGAAGGCGACCAGGAAGAAGGCGGCACGATGAACACGTATCAGACCCCCGCATACGGCACACGTGAGCACGCGGACCAGGTGACCCAGGGTCGCCACCCGGGCGTCCAGTCCGCGCTCCAGTGGCTCACCTTCTCGCACCTCCCCGAGGCGCTTCAGGACTTCTCGCGGCCGTTTTACGCGGCGGCTGTCGAGCTGATCCGGACCATCCTGACTGACTCGACTGAGCTGACCACGGCGCTCAACAAGCTGATCGAGGCCAAGGACTCGGCGGTCCGCGCCGGGATCCGGGACCAGCACGGTCGTCCAGGTTCGGTGCCCCGGCCTCAGACCGTGGTCAACCCGCCGGTGTTCGGTCAGGCCCAGGTGCCGGTGCGCCCGGACCAGCAGCTCCCGGGGAGCGACGATGCCCGCTGACTACACCGAGACTGTGGCCCCGGACGACGACGCGGAAGGCCGGGTCCTGGAGACCCTGGCCAACGGCATGCCGTACGCCTTCGTGGTCGCCACCGAGCTGGACCCGCTGAACCTCAGGGTGGCCAGCGGCGACAACGTGGACACCATCCGCGCTCTGCTGGGCCAGACCCTCCGGGCGCTGCCCGGCGGCGCCAGCGCGATCTCGGACGGCTACCACACGTTCGGCGAGCTCTACGACCACCGGCGCGCGCTCACAGCCGCGCTGTGCAAGGCCCTCAGCCTGGACTCGTGGCGGAGCAAGGCCCACCACCCGGACGATGACCCGATGTTCGAGGGCGGGTACTTCATCGTCGGGATCAACCTCCCCACGGGCACCATCACGTACCACTACAAGCTGCACCATTGGGATGACTTCGCCGGGGTCATCGAGCTGGAGCACGCGCCCAAGTGGGACGGCGCGGCGCCGGCCGCCACGGTGGACCGGCTCCTGGAGTGGACCCGGGCATGAACAGCCGGGGCCGCCGGACCCAGGCGCGCGCCGACGCGCGGCGTATCGCCAACGTCCGACGCGAGCTGGCAGAGAAGGCCCGGCGTGAGAAGCGCCAGGCCAAGAAGGCGGCCAAGGGTGAACGTTGACCCGCTCGCGTCCATGCGCTGCTGGGCGATCGAGTTCGAGCTGGAGGGCCGGACGTACGACGTTCCGGCCCTCTCGGCCGTGGACTGGTGGCCGGTGCTGGGCGACGCCAACCCGCTGTCTGTTCTTGACATTGTCGAGTCAAACGACCTGGACGAGCGGCTGCTGGTCGGGGAGCTGAATCACGCGGACCTGCTCGACGCCCTTCGGGACGTGGTCGAGGAATCCGCCGGCCGCTCGTTCCACGCGGCCGTGATCCTGGTGATGGTGGCGAACAGCCAGTGGCCTGTCATCAACGGCCAGCTCACGCGGCACGGCTTCCGCTGGGAGGGCCAGCCGCTCGGCGCCGCCCTCGATGCGGTCTACGCCGTCGTGGTCGAGGCCTTCGGCAAGGAGGACCGGGAGAAGTTTCTGGCGTTGCTGGACAACGAGAGCCTGACCAACGGCAAGCCGACCAAGCGCCAGCGGGCCAAGCTGGACGACGAGT